GGAAAGCCGGAACGTGGTAAGCGCGTACGGAACAGAAGCTCCCGCAATTCTAAATAATTATGCTCTCCAGCTGGAAGATATGCTGGATAGTGCTGTTGCCTGGGGCGGTAAAGCACAAGAACTGCTGAATGGCTATGCCGAATTCAGTGTTAATGAGCACCAGGAGAACCTGGCATACAACGAGATCCTGACCAATCCCGATGTACTTAGCGATTACACGCTGAAGTTCTTTGGTCCTGAAGGTCCCTATCCTGTGTATGAGGATGAGGCACAATTGGAAACCCGTGGTTATCCCACTGCACCGATTGATTCTGCCCTGGGTCAATTCCCTGCTCCTCCTACCGCAGCAGCTCCTCAGCAACCTGAAAACTTCTGGGGCAGCTTTAAGCAACAAATGGATGTGGATCCCAGCCAGGCATGGCGTATCCTGAATAACGCTCAGCCTCAAGTGGTTTCCAACAAGCTGTTTGTAATGGAATAAACAAATGAAAATTGCTGGAAGGTATTTAAGTGACATTGCTTCTAAAGCAGCAATGAATCCTTATGCTTCCGCAGCTGCTTTAGGTGGTCTTGCCGCAGGTGGGGCCACCCTTGGCAACCTTATTTCTGGTGAAGCAGCTCAGGAAGGACCAGGCAGAGTAGCGCTTGAAGCCCTTGGTGCAGGTGGTTTAGGCGCAGCGTATGGTGCGACGTTACCAGGTCGTTTATCAATGATTCGTGGCTTACGTCGTGCTGGTGCAGAAAACTTACAGAGACAAGGGGCTGGCAGAAGAGCTGGTTACGACGCTGGCTCAGGTGCAACCTACATGGCTGAAGGCGCAAATCCGCAGGCCAAAGAACTCAGGGATGAGTACATGCGTACCTCAAAGGGCATCGCCCTTGGTACTGCAGCTGGTACTGGATTAACAACTTTAGCAGCAGGTGGCCTAGGAGGGATGCTTGGTGGCGGTATCGCTAATGCTGGTAATTTAGTTGGTATCCCTGGTCTTGCCCAGAATCAAGCCATGCAAATGGCTATTGATCCTGAATCCTACGGGTCTAGCAACTCCCCTGGCGCACGCTATAAAGCACCTACTATGCAGTATATGTAAGCTTAAAGCTTATTACCTGCTAGAATTTGTTTTAGATAAGACACATGTGTCTTTATCTTTCACCCGATAAAAACACTGACACTGGAGGATAAACTAAAGTGTTCATTGATAGCTAGTTCAGATCCTGGTAGGTATGTCCCTTCAAGATTTGGTAAATAGCTCCGTGATTACAGTTAAATTTTTCAGCAATTTTTCTATAAGAAAGACCTGCTTCTTTTAAAGATTTAATTTGTTTCACGTCATCCGAAGAAAATTTTCTCAAAGATTTCTTCGGCTTTCCTTTACTGGCAAAACCATTGTTTTTGTAACAACCGTTTTCCCAGGCTCTTGTTAAATTTTCTTGTTTGGTAACGATCTCAAGATTAGCAAGTTGATTATTTCTCTTGTTGTTATCTTTGTGATCAATCTGTAGGGAAAAGTTACTGGTTCCATGAGAACGCAGATCTAATCCTAAAAAAGCAATTGCCATCAAGACGTGAAGATGAAATCTTTTTCTCTTTCCATCTACAAGAACTGAAATACGGTCGTAAACACTGGTGGAACTAATAGGAATCTCTAGAAAATATTCTTGATTATCGGGATCAAGTTGTTTTTCAAAAGCTTTCCCTTCTTCCGTTAAGTAAAGATTACCAAATCCTGGAACAAGTTTTGGATTCATGTTGTTTATAAACAGGTTTCCAGACTGTAGCACGCCTCAACTGAACGCTCAACGTTGTCACCTCACCAAGCAATTGATGAGTGCAAACCGGATGAATTCAGGGAAGCCCTAACGTAAAGACGAGGGTAATCCTGAGCCAAGCCAATCAAGAACGTGATTGGAAGGTGCAGAGACTACTGGGGGTAACACGATCTTGTTACGTAATACCAGATTCAGCGTCCGGCATCCCACAGGGATGAAGAGATAGTCCACCCCTCTAAGAAACTAGAGACCAGGAGAACGATTTTCCAAAGATTTTAGGTGCGGAACTTTATCGTCCCCACCCTGCTTATGTCACCGAAATGGCTGTGGAGCCCGTGGTTGTCCACGACTTCACCCGTCAGCCCGGTCAAACTGTTCAGTTAGATCGCTATAAGTTCTGGGGTACCCCTGGTACGAAGGATAGCCGCGAGCGTATCTCTGATCAGACCATTGGTACTGCCAATAGCCGCAACATCACCAAGGAAAAGGTGCTTGTTGTGCTGAAAGAATACACCGGCCCTGCTGACCCGGGTGATCCCACTCAGCCCAGCACCTTCAAAATTGCTCGTGAAACCCTGATTACCGCCCAGCGTCTGCTGCTGGATACCGGTAACCTGAACATGTTCCACCAGAGCATCGGTTCGCTGACTCTGCTCGATGATTATCGCCGGTGGCGTGATCGTGTGTTCATTGATGAACTTGCCAAAGCAGAAGCAAACGGTGCTGCCTCCACCACACAAGGCGGTTACTACTTCGCTGGTGCTAAGGAAAAGAATGCTTCCGGTCAAATCACCTATAGCCTTGCTGAGTACCAAAGCCAAACTCAGCAGTTCCAGGTGCGTACTGACCTTCTGACCGTTGTTAAGGATCTGCGTAAGCGTAACGTTCCTACCTTCGCTGATGGTCTGTATCGTTGCATTTGCGATCCCGTCTTCATGATGCATCTGCGTCGTGATCCTGACTTCCGTGAGATCGCTCGTTACGCTGGTACCCCTGGCCAAGGCATGTACATGGGTAATCCCATGATGCCTAACAACGCCAGCTTCTACATGGGTCCCCAGGCTGGTCAAGGTTACTTCCTTGCCGGTGAGCCGGTGATGCCTACTGGTGTTCAGTTTGAAGGTGTGAAGTTCTTCGAATCGACCAACTTCCCCATCAAGAACGTCAACGCTTCGTTCGATGCTGGTTCCACCTACACTTCCCAGGAAGTTGCCCAAGGTTACTTCTTTGGTCCTCAGTCGATTGGTGTTGGTATCGGCGGCCCGAACGCTCAGGTGCTCATCAACAACAACGACGACTTCAGCCGCTTCATCATCCTGATCTGGCAACTGTATGCTGGTTTTGAAATCCTGAACAAGGACTTCGTTACCACCGCGTTCAGCTTCATCCAAGACGATGGTGCCGTCTGATAATTAATCCATACATTTAAATTACTGGAAAAGATAAATGACCTATTTGTCCGCTAAGAAAATCTACCCAGGTAACTGGGCAGAGCCCCTCAACGGTTGGTACAAGAACATTGATACCAACGATGACGGCAGCAACAATAACTCCAAGGGTGGCCCCACTTGCGTGCTGGCAACTCCTGGCTACCGTTACTTCCAGCAGCGTGGTTACGTTCCTGTCACCAACACTTCTGGTGGCGGTGCTGTTTCCTCCGGCAGTGTCATCGTTCCTTCCCCTTATCGGAATGACGATACCCGCACTGACATCACCGGTATGGTGATCTCCGGCAGCAGCACCCTTCCTGCTTATGTGTATCGCGCAACTGTTTCCGTTGCTTCTGGCTGGGGTGATGGCCGTGTTGCTTCTGGTGTGTATGCCGCAACCGGTAACATCATCACCTTCGGTCCTGGCCTGGAATCCAACGCAGGTGTTGGCGCAGCTGTTTCCCAAGCAAACCTGCAGTCCACCACCTCTGGCAGCCAGCCCGGTGAGATTTATTTCGCTGGTGGTTCCGCTGCTTACAGCGCTGTTCCTCTCCTGACTGCTACCGGTGCTGCTGGTAATAGCGCAGGTAAGGTTTACCGCGAAGTGACTGCCGCTACTACTTACAACGTTCAGTCCCGTACTACCCTGACCGGCACCACTGCAGGCGGCGGTTGGTACATCTCCAGCGCTGATTCCACTGCTGGTCGCACTGGTTATCTGATCGTTGAAGTGTGCTACATCCAACCTGATGTTGCTCCTGGTTACGAAGACATCGACGGCTACCTGCTTGGCCGTGTTGTCTCCCCGTAATTAAAGAGATAAGTTAAACTAAGACCAGTAAATTACTGGTCTTATGACAACTACTCCTTCGATGCTTTATCAGCACAAAAAAACAGGTGCACGTGTCAAGGTTGTAAGCGAATGGGATAATGGCGATTGGTTCATGGTCGAAGATCAGGATGGTCGCCTTTTCACTGCTTATAAAACTGAAATTACACCTGATGAGGCTGCAACAAAAACTGTTAAAACTCTTCAGGTAAAAGATAAAGCAGCAAAAGAAGAACCTCGCACTTTTCCCCCTGATAATCGGTTAAATATTAATGGTGCAACACCTCAAATGATCGCTGATCATATTAAAGGTATTGGACTTAAAACAGCTAGAGAGATTAAAGATCTTCAGATGTCCTTATCGGGTGAAAGGTTTAATAATCTCGAACAGTTAAAACAGATTAAAAGGGTTGATTGGGACGCAGTTCTTGCAGCTGATTTAATCAGAGTTTGAGGATATTAACCCCCTGGGCGACCAGGGGTTTTATCTTGCAAATTCTTTTAATTCAGTGCATTTATAATAAAAAACAAACGGAAATAAACGGTGCAGCTATCTGATTTTGATAAGAGTAGAGTCCGGTATCACCTGGGCTACTTCACGGTTTCTGTTCCAGCGGGTGATTATGCCAGGCTGGAAGAAGCAATGAATACAATTCCTGATTCGTATTTTTACGATAAGGTAGCTATTCAAATTGGTCGTTGTGATACGGCTGAAAAGAAAACAGAAGTTGCAACCTCACCTTCCACCCGTTTGGAAAGTATTGCTGGTGACGTTGATCGTACGATTAGATCTAGCAATGCAAAGGAAGCTTTAAAGGTTTGGGACGAGATTTATCTCTACGAAACCAATCGTTTGGCACAAATTCTTTATGTACCAAACTATAAAGATCCGTTCCAAGCCAGATATCGTTATGAAAGATCTGGTGCTGAATTTATCCAGGCATTACCTGGTCCTGCCGACACCGCCGTTGGCTCCCGCATGTATTTAATGGAGAATTGGAGGTAATGGAAAACTTTTTAGCTAATTTTGTTCGGCAGTCAGGTGTTGCCGATCCTCGTAATTACCGTTTTCTTCAAGAAGCTGCAGGCAATGTGCTTTCACGTGCAGTGCCAGGTAAAGTTAATTGGGGTGGTTTACCTACTAGTTTTCTAAATACACTAGATCAGATTAACCAAATGCCCCCAGGCGCTGCAAAAGAAGCTGCTAGGACTGCTGCCAAAAATACACTTACACGCGCTTCTATACAACCTCCTAACCAACCTCCTATTAGCTCTGCGGGACCCGGCGGCATGTTACGTGCCCCTGGAACTGGAACTCCTTCTGCAGCCCGCACAGTTTTGTCGCAAGGACCAGCTACTCAAATCCCTGGTAGCCCCCTTCAGTTTGATCCTGCACTACGCAGACAATTTGGATGGACAGGCGGCGCTCAACAAGTTGCCAATAAACTTACTCCTTTTGCAACCAAGCTTTCTGCAACCGGAGCTAATTTAGGACGAGCTGCCGTAAATTTTGCAGATGATGCAATTAATGCCGTTGGTT